GATGCTTTCATAATTGTTGAAAACATTTGTTGTCAAGGTTCAGTTTTTTGCTACGTGTTTTATTTTCGTAGCAAGGGCCGTTTAAAAATGTATTCAGATCCAACTATTGACAAAGTAAATTTTAAACGAATCGGATCACGTTTGAAATACCGGCTGAAAGTTTAAGGAGGTACCGGATGTCAAATACAGTAAATAATTATACAGAAACAGATTTAGGAAATATCTCCTTAAACCCACGAGGAGAATATGATAACTCAGCTGCGTATGAATATCTTGATACAGTTTCATATCGGGGCGGCTCATATTTCTGCCTGGCAGAACTGGAGACAACGATCACCGGAATTGCTCCTGATGCGGGGCGCGATTCGGAACATTGGCAGATGATAGCAGCACCCGGAGATATGACACCGGAATACACTGCTGCATATAACGATGTGATTAATAAAGCCGTACAGGTAGAATCATCCAGAGCAGCAGTAGAGCTGGCCCAGCAGGAAATAGAAGCAGCCCAGACAGATGTGCAACAGTTACATTCCGATACAGTCCAGGCGGCTCAGGAAGCGGAAAATAGTAAAAATAGCGCTGCGAATTCTGCTCAGAGTGCAGAACAGTCCAGAAAGACAGTATCTGAATCTGAGCAGAATATCAATGGACAGATTGCTGGCTTTGACAGTAGAGTGTCCGAAGCGGTTGAACAGTCGAAAGAAGAGATTAATACCACAAAACAACAGGCAATAAATACAATCACCAATCAGCAGGATGCATCGGTCAATATCGTAAAAACTGAGGGAGAAAAGATCATAACCAGAGTGGGGAATGATGCTAAAACCGTTGCGGATGATAGAGCGACTGTAGAAGAAGCCACCCAAACTGTTTTGAATAATGCTCAGGAAGTAGCACAAAACACTCAGACTGTTGCCAGTAATACGGAAAATGCTGCAGCATCAGCTGAAGGTGCAAAGACTTCTGCCGACAATGCGGCCCAATCTGCAAAAAGTGTAGAGAATGCATCAAAACAGATCGAGCAGAATAAAAAGGATATTGATTCACTAAAGGAAGATATAGTTAAAGTGAATAAAGCTATCGAAACTAATTCAAAAGAAGATGATAAGAATAAAAGAAAGCTAGACGCTTTATGGGATTTAAATAGAGGTGTTTCTTATCAGTTTGAAAGTGATTCGGAAAAAGCTTATCAAAAGAAAGTTCCCAGCGGTGCTAAATTGATGTCTATCACAAATATTGGTGGAAATACAATTGAATCAAATGGTGAATTCATTGATACTAAAGTCGATAGAATTGAAATTATTGGACGTAATCTATTTGATGAAAACCAGAAACCACAAGATATTACAACGCCCAATGGAATTAGAAAAGGAATTATTGTCGGAAAAGGGTTAGGCAAGGTGTTTGCAAGTGCTAACAATGACAATAAATATGATATATATTATTATTTATGTTGCATAAAAAGTGATGGTAGTATTAGGACGCCTATTAATTATTTTATAACTAAAGACAGGGTATCTTGCGGTTCGTTTTATGTGGAAAGTGACGAAGAATTATTTATATATTCAGCCGCATCTAATAACGCTTTGGATAAAATAAAAAACCTGAAAGTGCAAATAGAGAAAGGAACCGTTCAAACGGAGTATACACCATATTTTAAAGACAGTATTTTTGTCCCAGAAAGTATCAAAAAAATGAATGGATATGGAATAAGCGCCGGCGGTATTAATAATACTTTAGATTTTGAAAATATGCGTTTTGTAGAAAGAATTGGTATACTTGAATTAGGACAATTAACATGGCGCAAGCTTCTAGATGAAAACAAGAAGATTTTTTACGCAGAATTAAGTGGTGCGTCAAACGCATATAGAATCCTACTATCTACAAAATACAATTTAACAGGTGACGTTTTCAACGATGATAAAGTCGCAAAAATTGCAAACAATATATTATATATACAAGATTCGGATTTTATGACAGAAAGTGATTTTTCAAGTTCAGTATTAGGCATGAAAATGTATTACGAATATACAAATGAAGTTATAACTGATATATCTAATGAAATTGAAAAGTTAAACACAAGCCTTATCCAAACGAAAGATGGAACAACCATTAGTTTTATAAATGATAGAAAAGACGATACACCAGTATATAGTAGCATCGAATATATTACCAGTTTATCAGAGGTGAATGCATAATGACTGATTTACAAATTAAAATGATGAATGCTTTAGGTTTATCAAAAGAAGATTTTGACCCTATTGACAAAGACAAGCTTTTGGAAGAAGCGTACTTAAAAGCTGAATACAATTCAATATTATTAGAACAATTAATGGAGGAGTAGAAAATGATATTTAGATTAATGAAAAAGAAAATTCAAAGAGAAGGTTTGACGGAAGAAAATAAAAACCTATTAGATGTATATTTATTAGGCAATCGAATCACACAAATCCAATATGAAGAATTAATGCAGTTGGAAGAACCGAAAGTGGAAACTAATTAACTAAAGAGGGCTTTAGTTAACTAGCGTAAAGTTAATTATTGACTATTGGACACCAATAATATATAATGATTATAAATTCATTATATGGAGGTGAGTTCGATAAAAGTAGAAAGAAATATCATGATTAACAAAGCTGGTGGAAACGCAGGAAAAGAATCTGTCAACTATAAAATATCACTTCCGTCAGAAGCAGTTCGGATGATAGGTGTTACCAAAGAAGACAGAAAAGTAATTCTCGAATATGATGAAGAGAAAATAACAATCAAAAAAGCATAATAAAAAAGGAGTTAGGTTCCCGACTACCAATCAAAAAACCTAACTCCAACACCATAAAGGGTACAGTATTATTATAACATGGTACTCTCCCTTTGTGAACCCAAAAGGAGGGTATTTTTTATGAGAGAAAAATTCGTGAATGGGTTCATGACAAAACTGTATGGAGAAATTCCGGAAGAGTATCTGGAAACGATCAGAAACAAACTGGCGTTGTATGTAAATGATTTTGATATCAGTCAAAGAGAAACAGCAGTTGTAAAGTATACTGGATATTTGCCAGATTTCTACAAAACTTACATTGTAAGTAGGAAAATCGAAGGTTTGAGTAAAAAGACGCTCGAACTCTACAATCTTTATCTGGATGATTTCTTTTTTACAGTCAATAAAAACGCAGAAGACATTACTGCAAATGATATCCGCGTATATCTGTATAACGCTCAGGAGAGTAGAGGATTGAGTAATCGAACACTTGATAGTAGAAGAACTGCCATACACGCTTTCTTCGAGTGGGCTGCAAACGAAGGATATATAGGCAAGAACCCGTGCAGAGTTATCAAAAATATCAAGTATGAACGTGTAGAGAAGAAACCTCTGACAGATATGGAACTGGAAAGAATCAGACAGGTATGCGAAACGGTACGCGAAAAGGCAATGATTGAATTCTTATACAGTACAGGAGCCAGAGTGACAGAAGCATGCGCTGTCAAGAAACAAGATGTGGATTTTCAAAATGGCGAAGTAATTGTTTTAGGAAAAGGAAATAAGCATAGAAAAGTATATCTAAATGCTCGTAGCAAACTTCTTTTAGGACAGTACCTTGCATCCAGAAATGATGATTCGGAATATCTTTTTGTAAGTGAAAGAAAACCCCACAACGTATTAAAAAAAGAAGCGATTGAAAGAATCATTCGATTGATAGGGGAACGCGCCGAACTGGATAGACCATTGACACCACATCTATTTCGACACACTCTTGCTACACATCTTCTGCAGAGAGGTACGCCAATCACCGAAGTACAAAAGATTTTGGGGCATGTCAATATAAATACAACAACAATATACGCCAAAGTAGCGGATGAGGATGTGAAAGCATCACACATGAAATATGCGATTTAAAAAGCAGAGAGGGCAGAAATGTCCTCTTTTTGTTTAGGAGAAATTTATGAGAAGAATCAGAGCGGAGCCGAGAGGCTTCTTTTATTTTATCTAAAATTACGCCGGCGCAAACCGGAGAAAGAGTGAAATAGTGAAAGAAATACTCATGCAGACATATACTATTGTATTACCGGTTCTTTTAGGGTATATAGTCTGGATTTTGAAAAACCAGAAGAAAGACCGGGATGCAAATAGTAAGGGGACTATGCTCCTGCTCCGCGTGCAGATGATAGAGTATCATGCAAAGTACACAAAGTTCGGAAACATTCCATCGTATGCGTACCAGAACTTCTGTGAAATGTACGACGCCTATCATGCGCTGGGCGGGAATGGTATGGTAACCAAAATGAAGCAGGAAATTGATGAATTACATATCAAACAAAAAGGAGAATGACTATGGAACAGATCATTAACTATGTAAAACCGGAACTCATCGTAGTAGCAATTGCCTTATATTTTGTAGGCATGGCACTCAAACAGGCACAGGCAGTAAAAGATAAGTATATTCCGCTTATCCTTGGCGGAATCAGCATTGCAATCTGCGCGATCTATGTGTTTGCCACCTGCACCTGCGGTACCGGACAGGATATTGCAATGGCAATCTTTACAGCAATCACACAGGGAATCCTGATTGCTGGTCTTTCTACATATGTGAACCAGATTGTAAAACAGGCAAATAAAGACGAATAGGGGATGAGAAACCATCCCTTTTCTCCCTATGAAAGGAGACGGACATGGAAATAAGAGGAATTGATGTATCTGCCTGGCAAGGGAAAATTGACTGGAAAACAGTTGCTGATTACGGCATGGGGTTCGCAATCCTGCGGATTACAGAAGCGGGAAACGTGATAGATAGCTACTTTGAGCAGAACTTCTCTGAATGCCGGAAATACAATATCCCGGTTGGGGCATATAAGTATTCCTATGCTATGACAGTTGCAGAGATACAGAGCGAAGCCAAGAAGGTCGTGGAAGTTCTGAACGGGCGAAAACTGCAGTATCCGGTCTGGCTGGATCTGGAATGGAATAATCAGAGAAGCCTCGGAGCTGAACAGATCCATAAATTGGCAGAAGCGTTCGAAAAGATTATCACGGCAGCGGGATATAAATTTGGTATTTATTGCAATGTGGACTGGTACCTGAATGTAATCTGCAGCCATCTGAAAAAATACGATTTCTGGATTGCACGTTATCCGGCATCAGATAACGGTACTTTACAGGAACGACTCCGGCCGGACTTTGGTGTGGGCTGGCAGTATTCCAGTAAAGCAAAGATACCTGGCATCAGAGGAACTGTAGATAGAAATATATTTTACAAAGATTATAACAAAGCAAAAGATATAAAAAAGGAAAACACAGTCATGACAAAGAGTGAAGCTATCAACGTAGTTCTGGGAATTGCAGAAGAAGAGATCGGGTACCTGGAAAAGAAAAATAACAGTAAGCTTGACAGCAAGACTGGAAATGCCGGATCAGCAAACTATACAAAATATTGGAGAGATATAAAACCATCCTATCAGGGGCAGCCCTGGTGCGCAGCGTTTATCTCCTGGTGTTTCATGAAAGCTTTTGGTCTGGATAATGCAAAGAAACTCTTAAAACACTGGCCGTATGTATACTGCCCAACCTTAGGCGTCTTATTTGTAAAAAATGCCAATCCAAAAGTTGGAGATATTGTTATATTTAAACACGGCGATACATTTACCCACACCGGCTTTGTAACAAAAGTAGCCGGAGACAGGTTCTGGACGATTGAGGGAAATACTTCCGGAGCATCCGGTATCGTGGCAAATGGTGGCGGGGTGTGCCAGAAGAGCTATTACAACAGTAATCTTCCGGGGACAAAATTTTGTACACCGGACTATTCAATTGTTTTATCTGCAGATAAAGATGAAACAGACAAGACAACAAACCCAGAAGGAGGCAGCTACATGTTTAACCCAGAGACAGTAAAAGCAGGAGACAAAAATACATCTGTGCTTCTCTTACAGGAAATATTAAGAGCCAGAGGCTTTAAAGGCAAAAACGGAAAAGCCCTGAAACTTACATGGACAGCAGATGCAAACACGATTTACGCTCTGAAAGCTTATCAGGAATCCAGAAAAGAAGTTTTGGAAGTGGACGGTATTTGCGGATCTGCTACTTGGAAAGACTTAATTGCGATTTAA